ATGGAAGAAATAATAACAAATAAAGAACAAATATACTTACTAATTGCAATCATAGGAACACTAACCATAACTAATCTATTGCTTAAAATTATAAGATGGTTCAAAGAATATCGATTAATAGATGCAATGATAAAATATTACGAATCAAAAAATCAATCTAAATAATCAAATAAGGCTAGATCCTGATCAATCTGGTCATTTACACTCTTTTGATGCTTGACTTTATCATCAAATAAAACATTGTAAGATTCTTGATCTAAATATTTAACTCTACAATAATCATTATAAACATCATAACGAATATTAAAAAAATATTTAGAAAACTCTAATTGATCTTGATATCCAAACGAATGATACACTTCTTCAGCAGTCTTAAGTCCTCTTGAACAATAATAAGCCTTAAGATTCTTATCCTGAAGAAGTGTTTTTGTAACATATTTAGTAATATAGCTAGCAGCTCTAGCCTTAGACTTAATAGGACCAAGAGAGATATAACCAAATCGATTACCATAATCCGGCCAATCTAAATAATCATATTTATTAATAATCAATTTATCTTCAGGGATACCCTTAACAGCACCATGAAAATGCCAACCACCTTTTTCATGTCGTTCAGGTATTAAAACATACTGCACATTAGCATTGTATTGAGATCGATAATATCGAAAAAATCGAGAAAGTTTAGAGAAAAAACCAGATAAATCCATAGAATCATGACGTTTTGGATCGATAGTTAATGTTACAAAATAATCAAAATTATTACAATAAATATATTCAAAAATCTTAGATTTAGAACGAGATAGTGATTCAGCAGATTTTAAATATTGAAGAGGTTTGGGGATATTAATAGGTTTAAATAAATCAGGCCATTTTTGTTTTTTAGATTTATCAGGATAACAGATTAATTTATATAAATCTTGATCATATTTTTTAATTTTAGCATGAAAAAGAATTCGGTCGTTTTCAGACATTTTCTACCTCCGTTATGGTCGTTAAGTGTTATTTCGTCTAGTAAGAGGTGGCGTGTGCTAGCGCACACTAGCCACCTCTCTTACGTATGTCATCTTTTATTAATCTCCTTGTATTGTTTTTTGTTTAAATACGGGGAATTTTCAAGATCAAGAACATCACCAATAACTTTTTGATAAGTATCGTATGAGTTCCGATCTTTAATCGAATGAAAGAAAAATCCAGATGATCGTTTAGTTCCAATAATATGACCATCATAAGTCTGTTCAAGAGTCTTGCCATCATAGGCTTTCATGGTAGTTAATACACCAGCAATCGTATTACACATGATTAAGTTATCGCACTGTTCACGAAACGGTTTAGAAAGCCTTGTAAACAGCTGAGATGTACCAATAACTAGCTTGCGTTGCTTACGCTGCTGAGAAATCTCACCAAAAATGTAAATAGGAGTATTTTTAGAATCGAGCGAATTAAAATAGATATGAATCTCATCTATTAAGTAAATAACGCCGTAGAAGCCGTTATTTATGTTCGTAAGAGCAATATGAAGCTCATCAGGTGAAGTAAAATGAACGTAATCTTTAACAGGATCCAACTTACCCGAAATAATAGCCTCAGCCGGCTGATCAGAAGCAGGCTGGGCAGCCTGTTCTGTCTGGTTTTGGGCATTATAGCACAGCCATTCGGCCGTGCTGATGGCCCGGTAACCAGACAGAGACAGGTTTGATACAACGATAGCCTTAGGATAGCGAGCCTTAAGCCGATTCAAAACATGCACCGCCGAGATAGTCTTACCTGAGCCTTGACGGCCACAATGTACCTGAGTACCGAATGGAGCAAAAAAATCTTTATTATGACGATTTTTAAGATCTTGCTTTAAAGTTTCAAGATATAATTTAAATTCTTTAGATAGAAATGATAAATAAGACATTATTTTTTAACCTGTAATGAAACAATAATCGTAATAATTCTCAAAATTAAATCAGCAACAAATTTAGAAAAAGCAATACCAGCATAAATAATAGGGAAAGTAAAAATATAAAAAACAGCAGAAAAAAATAAAATACGAACAGTAGCAATATGAGAAAAATATGCAAAAAAGTTAAAAGTTGAATTAAAAATGTTAGCAACAAAAGTAATAATTCCAGTGACGTCACCATTAAAATTAATTACATTAGGAAAAAAGATACGCAAAGGTGCAAAAAAAGTATAAGTAATAAAACTAAAAACATTCAAAGCCAAAGATAAAATAAAAGTTATAATCATGATTGAGCATCTCCCAACATTCCAAAAAGTTTAACGAATAATGATCTAAACATGTTCATAGCCAAGAAAATAAAAATACCAGATATCAAAAAACGTAATTTATTGAAATTAGCAGTTCCCATAAAACCTTCAAATTTACAAATATCAATACTGACATTAGAGCCAAAAAAGTTAAAATTAGGAAAAATATTACAAGGCGGGGTATACGAATTAGTAAATAAAGTAGGAAAAACGGCATCAAAGAAAGAACTGAAGCTAATTCGAATAAAATCAACAAGAGAATTAAAAGCACCCATATTTTCTTTAGCACGAAGTTGAGCCGACTCAATAACTGATTTTATTGAATTAAAATCAGGTAAAACAACATCTTTTAAAAATTGAATAATATCATAAAAAACTTTACGAATCCAAGTAATGACATTACGAAGATGACAGGGAATATCAATATTATCACAAGTCTCAAAAACGAACTGAGGCTTAGACGTACCAAATGGAATATCTTTTGTAGAAAAATAAGTATTAGTAGAAAATCCCTTATATTCTAAAGGAATATAAATCGATTGAAAATCATATTTATCCTCATAAGGGACTTGAAGAACAGGAATAACTTCAACTTTATAAATACCCTGTTTGGATTCAGCTTTAAAATTATACTTATAAATCTCATTAAAAGATAATAACTTAGTTTCAATAATCTCATCTAAACCATTAGGATTAACATACAAAAGACGATATTGATATTTTTGATTAGACAAATATTCAAAATCATTCAACATATTGTCTTTCTCGACAATAGCCGATAATTCTTGACCATCAATCTGGCCACTTAAAATAGGAGTAAAAGAAGGTTTTTGAGTAGGTTTAGGCAAAACAGGGCCAGTGTAACCGTCTTGATACTTATTTACGAAATTAGATCGATAAATCTCAGCTTGAGGCGGAATAACATTGAACGGAGAAATAGGAAAAGCAGAAGAATCAGAAGAAATATGAATAGGATAATCAACACAACCCTTATCCTTAGGAGATGATGAAATAGTAAAAATCATAAAATCATAATCTTGCCATTTAGTATTTTTACCAAGCTTATAAAGTTTATCTTTTAGACTCCAAGACTTACTACCATCAGTTAAATGGGGATTGCCAGTTTTGGGGAAATAAAGATGATATTTATCGATATTTTGATAATTTACAATAATATGCACATTAGTTTTATCACGATAAACCAAATATCGATGATCTTTGAGATTAGGCTTAACATGATTTAGCCAATCATCGAACGCTTTAGGCTGACCAGAATAATCATTACCTTGAGAACCGCGATTGCCATCACGCTGAAAATTAAAAACAGAATCAAGATTCCAATCAACATCGCAATGAGTTGTAGAAGCGAAACTAATAGTTTTATTTTGATTAATTGTAAAAGCAGAAACAGGATTAGAAATCAATGATGAAACGGCCATTGCAAAAAAAGCGACGAAAACAAAAATACTTAAAAAACGTCCTTTCTTAATATAGAGGGAGGTAGTGGCTGGCCGTTTCATCGTCGACCTCTAAATCTACATAAATAAACAAAATAAACAACAAGAGCAAGAGCAATAACAAAAGAAATTTTCTGAATAAAAGTAATCTCATTCATTACGAGAATTCCATCGATTAATAAAATATTCGACCGAAAAACAAAGAATGATAGCCCAAAGAATAATGAATAAAATTTTTAACATACACTACCTCATTCGATTAGATTTAAATATAAAGTCATACAAAAAAGTAATGACGAAATTTAGACCGGCCAGAAGACCCATAATTGGGAACATGTAAGTAAACATATCAGCCGTAGTTTGAATAATTAGAAGAATAATCTCAGAATTTGCCATATTTTTGCTTTCTTATTATTTAATGTGGAGCCGAGTGTTAGAACTCGCAGAATTCTAACACTCAGCGGATCGATTAAACGCGACCTGACAGACCGCGGTTAATCATTTTGCGGGCGAAGTTGATACCGAAGATAGTACCAGCCAAAAGAATTACCGCACCCATGTTTTCGCTAATCGCACTAGTCATAGCGGTAACAAACGGAGCTACATTTTCAGTGGTGAAAATAGCGGCACCAAAGGTTGTAAATGTTGCAAGTGGACCCATAACACACTCCTTTCTTTCTTGAATTAGTTCAGGATATTACCCTGAGCTACTGACTCAGCTAGATCCAAAAAGGTTTCAATATCCTCCATTTTGGATTTATTAGCCGGAGCGAATTCAAGAACTTTAGTTTGACCTTTTAAGGTAATTGATAGACAAAGGCGTGAATATTTAATATCTCGGCCATCATCAGCTTTAAATGTTTTATTTTCGATGTGGATTCGGCTTACTTTACCGATATAGTTGTCTTGTGCCAT